CCCTCAGACTGAAGGCGACAAGGCTCGCGAAGACGCATTCATCGAAGTTGACTTCGGAAATGGCCGCAAAGAGGTTATGTCGTCTTCTCAAATCGCTGGCCTCACCACGCGATACAAAGACCTCAACCACAAGAACGCGACACGCTACAAGCCCCTTGAGCCTGCCATTGGCCTCATGGAGCAGATCATGGAACAGGCTCGCGCCAGCGGGCAGGAAGTCTCTGGCGATGAGTTGGCTGGCTTTATCCAGGCCGCTATTCAGGGCTACACGTCCAAGCCCCAAATGGGTGGGCAGCGCGACGCCACCCCAGACACCCCAGCGGGTTACGACGAGATTGACGGTCAGTTTGAAAAAGAGCTTGCACAATGGGAGCAGGAAAACGCCGTAAGCGTGCCGCCCATGTATCGCAATGCCGCAAAGATGATGAACCAGATGCAGGCTGAGAACCAGCAGATGAAGACGGTTGTCGCGCAGCTTCTCCAACAGGCTGGCCAAGTGAACCAAGAGTCACGCCAGCATGTTGAGAACGCGCAAATGTCCTCGGAGCAGGCGTATCGCCAGCAGGCCGCGAACAACCTCAACGCGGCTCAGGCTCAGCTTCAGCTACCAGACGACGCGGAGCAAGACTTCTTCGACTTCGCGTTTGGCCGTGGATACGCCGTTGAAGACTTCATCGACCGCGACCTGACCATGCGCGTCATGCAAGATTTCTCCAACAACCGAGCCACGCCAGAAATGGAGCGCCTTCGCGCACTCAACCAGCGCCGCCAAGCCTTCACTGGCTCTGTCAACGCGACCCCAGCCGCGTCTGGAACCCCGCAAAAGCTCAGCAACGACGAAGCCTTCATGAACCAATTGGCTGACAAGGCGATGGCAAAACGCGGTATGCGTTGAGGACGACGCCGCCATTTTGGCGTGTAAAATATAAACCAGTCAGGCCACTCCCGCCATGACTGCCCACCTTTGGCGCACACCAATCCTCCCTGGTGTGCGCCATTTTTTATTGTGTGGACGACAGACGCCGCAAGCAGAGTGCAAACTGGCCCTCAAGGTGATGGCGCTACGGCCCCATGAAGTCACCCACGGCAACGAACAAGTCTTCTTAGGATGGAAAGCCAGAGGACAAGTGACTGCCCTCAACACGGACACCTAGCGCCAAAGGAGAAACATCATGGCTGCTATCACTGGTCTTCGTGGGACTGGTCAGTTTAACACTGACTTCCGCCCCACAAACTACCGCGAGCTTTTCACGCTGATGGAGCCTAACGGCACCGCACCGCTGCAAGCTCTCCTCTCGATGGCTTCGTCTGAATCCACCGATGACCCCAAGTTCAACCACTTCCGCGACGAACTTCCTGATCGTAAGCTGTCGGTAAACGGTGCTGTTGCATCGACTTCGACTGCTTCCATCGTGGTTGACGCCTCGGATGATGAAGGCTTTGTGGTCGCTGGTGCGATCCTTGTGAACGTAGAGACTGGCGAGATGATGCGGGCAACCGCTGACGCCAACCCTTCTACGCACACCCTGACTGTCGAGCGCAACATTGGTGGCACGTCGCACCAGATTGCTGACAACGCAAACCTCATCATTGCAGGTTTTGCATCGTCGGAAGGTGGCTCTTCGCCCACCGCGATCTCGTTCGATCCGACCACTGACTACAACTTCACCCAAATCTTCAAGACGTCGGTCTCCGTGAGCGGCACCTTGCAGAACACCTTCCTTCGCACTGGCGACAAAGAGCAAGAGCAGCTTACCAAAGCTCTCAAGCTGCACATGTCGGACATCGAGCGGGCGTTCTTCTTCGGTCGTCGTCACGAAGCCAATGCGGCTACCTCGGCTCCGACTCGCTACACTGGCGGTCTGACCTCGATGATCCCGAACGTCACCGACGGCGCAAGCTACGGTGCTTCGGCAAACGTCATCACCGAGAAAGAGTTCGACCGTCTGTTGATCGAAGACATCTTCGCTTACGGCTCTGCCGAGAAGGTGGCTTTCTGTGGCCCTCGCGTAATTTCCAACATGATGGAAATCGGCAAGAACCGCTGGCAGCCCACCCAGATCGACAACGCCTACGGCGTTTCGCTGTCGCGCTACACCACCTACGCAGGCGACCTGCTGGTGATGATGCACCCGATGTTCCGTCAGGTGCCTGGCATGGCAGAAGAGATGATCGTCCTCGATATGGCTGAGCTGAAGTATCGCCACATGCAAGGCCGCGATACTTCGCTGATCCGCAACATCGAAGCACCCGACTTCGACGGCGTGAAGCACATGTATCAGACTGAAGCTGGTCTCGAAATGACCCAAGCCAAAGTCCACCACCGCATCAAGGGCTGGTCGGCGGTCTCCTAAGAGGACGACCCACGACATCCCAAGAGCATAGACTGGGGCGGGAGCAATCCCGCCCCTTTCGTTTTCTGGAGACTAGACATGACGTCAACTGACCGTAACGCTGTAAGGCAAAAGGCGGTTCGATCCGTCAAGGCAGAGACTGCCGACGACGTGGCTGCCGCGACGCCGAAGCGCTCTGGCCACATCTTGTTCGTGTCGAGCGAAGAAGAGACCGTTCGCTTTGACATTATCGTGGTTGGAACGCGCATAAGCCCGTTCTGGGATGAAAAGCGCGAGCATCTGATCTGGTCTGTCCCCGTCGACCTTGTCGAGCGCTTCTCTGCTCATGAGTTTGTCGTCAAGGGACGCATCAAGAAAGAGAAGTAAGTCATGGCAACTCCCCCGCGCACATATGACCTCATCGAAGGTGAGCTTCCAGAGAACGACGACCCTCGTCACGTTGAGGCTGACGGCTCTTCAAGCGTGGGGGCCATTGACCTCAAGGCGACGGTCAACGCCAATGTGGCTCAAGAAGCCGACGCGTCTTGGCGCGACAACGAGCGTGCGCGAGAGCATCGCAACCGCTTCTCTTCAAACCAGCCCCACATTCGCGCACCATACTCCCCTCTGGAGACGCTGGTCCTTCAGTCGTTGCGCCGCTACGGGGACATGCACCCTGGCACGGTCGACGGCGAAGTCATGATGATGTTCATCGAATTTGCGAACCTCGTCATCGAAGACTTGCGGGGCCACCCATACTGGGACAACCCAGAGATAGACTACTACATTCACGCCTCCGAATGGCGTGCGATCCCAGACAACATCATCGTGTCTGGCTTGCTCTATCACTACTCTGTGCAGCAGCAATCCAACAAGATCGAAGCCTATGGCCCGATGTATTTCAAGATGATGAACCGCGTCCTTTACCAGCGCAAATACGGCTCTGGGAAAATAGAGATGTCCCCGTTTGACAAGTCTCAGCTTCCATCTGGGTCGCAGCCATATGACGCGCGGAGAACATAATGTCGACGACACAAGCTCCATCTGGCGTAAAAATCAAGGTTTACCCATACGAGGATTTTCAGGGCATCGACGCTTCGCGTGATGTCGGCGCACTCGACACTGGCCAAAAGCAACACATGGTCGAAATCCGCAATGGCTTTGCTGACTGGCGCGGCTCGCTGGTGCGCGACCCAGGCGCTGAGCCTCGGACTGAAGGCAATAAATACATCAAGCACCTCAACTTCTTTGGCCGCGACTTGGCCGTATGGGCGCAGATTGATGGCGGTGGGACCACCCTCAAGTCTGAGCGAGACCACATCCTGCCTGAAGTTTACCCAAAGTCAGCCGTCGTGACCTCTACGGTTTACAACAACAAGGTTATTTTCGCGTCGCGCGACTATCCCATGTATCAATACGATGGCTTCTCGTGGGAAGAAATCAAAGCGGGCAGCGACCCTCGGCCAGCCTTTGTGGCCTCAATCCAGCGCCGCCTCGCTACGGCAGGCGCACCTGGCCGCAGAACCATCATCGACTTCAGCCGAGTGGACAATGAAGGCGTCTTCACTGCGGACGAAGAGCCGACCGCCACGCAAGTCACGAAAGCCGCCGACATCGACGTCGCCAACATCATCGGCACAGCCGACGAGATCAAAGGTATTGGTGTTTTCGAGAACAGCCGTTTGGCCGTGTTCACAAACGACCAAACCCTAATTTACCTACTGCACCCTGACCTGACGCAGTGGCAAATCGACGACAAAGCCAACATCAAGGTTGGAACCATATCACACAACACTGTCGTGCAGGCTGGCGCTGACCTTCTGTTCTGTTCTCGCGACGGCATTTACTCGATCCGCCGCTCCGAGACGAATGGCATCACGATCTACAACATCCCCATGTCGAATAAGATCGACCTGACATACCGCGCAATGTTGCGGAATGTTTCTGACCACGAAAAGATCAGCGCATACTACGACCAGGACGAAGGACAATACCATGTCTTCTTCCCGCTCTCAGAGAAGATCACCAAGCGCCTGACGCTTTCAGTGTCTCCAGTCGCTGGCGGCGAGTCCAAGTGGTCGACTGGCGACTTTCTTAACGCAACTTGCGGCACCGCGCTTGGCGGCAAAACCCTCATCGGGACGCCTGGCGGCATCTGGGAGCGCAAGCGCATTGAGGACGAGACCAGCTTCAGCCCTGAGATGGTTATCAGCACCCCCATTCTATGGCAGGGCGCAATCAACGACACGAAAGAAAGCTACTCTTTCATCCTTCAAGCAACAGGCAAGGGCGAGCTTCAGGTCGAGGCGTTTGACGAGCGCGGTCGCTACCTCTCAGCGATGCAGTTCCTTATCGACCCAAGCGGGGCGGACGACAACTTCCCCGATGTTCCCCTACAAAGACAATACGAACGCAAGTTTGAGCATCGCTATCGTGGAGTGCAATTCCGCTTCACGACGCGAGGCAAAGGCTTGTTGAAAATCATCGGCTTTGCCGTGACCGTGAGGACATAAGATGGCCCGTCTGAGACAGCAGCATCCGCAGAACTATGTAAATTCGGGCAACATCCACACCGAATTTGAAAACTTGATCCGTTACACGAACGCCGCTGAGCTTGGGAACAAGACAGTTGGTGAGCTTTTGTCGATCCTGTTCAATGAGGAAGGCGTCTTCCGTGGCCCGATCCAGATGCGCGTTGACGCTCAGTCTGGCCTCCAGTTCCGCGTTGGCATGTATCAATCCGAGGCTGTCGGCTGGCAAGACCTGGTCGACATCGGTTCGCTGCGTGGCCCTTCTGGCTCCAATGCTGGCACGATTGAAGGCCCGTTCTTCTATAACCGCCAAGACGTGGTCATCACGACAGGCGTCGAGTCCATCGCGGTAACTTCTGGCGGCACGCTTTATGCCTCCGCGCCCACTGTGACCTTCAGCGCCCCGAACGACTCAGATGGCGTCAGACCGACTGCCGTCACAACGATCAACGCCAATGGCGAAGTCGACAGCGTCACCATCACATCTCAAGGCTCTGGCTACCTGTCCGCGCCAACTGTCACAATCTCGGCACCCGCAAACGCGCAAGGCACAATCGCCACTGGCACACCGACGATGGCTGCCGTTGGCGCAGCCGCAAACGTCTTGCCATATACGTTTGACGCGGACACAGACGACGTCGTGGTCTACAAGAACGGCCTCCTGCTGTCCGAGCTGACCTCTGTCGGAACGTCTGAATATGTCTCCAACCCAGCGGCAGATACGATCACAGTCGATGCGTCGGTCGCGGTTGCTCTTGGCGACAAGATCACCATCTACTCCGTGCGCTCTCAGTCGGTCACAAACTATCGACGCAACGACGTCGAGATCACTGCATCCACATCGACGGTGCCATTTGTCCACAGCGCGGAAGAGAAAATCCTCGTGTGGCGGAACGGTATCCTTCAAGAAGACGGTGGCAGCGCCGACTACCTGACGTCTCCAGCGGCCAACACCATCACCTTCTTGGACCAGGCTGGTCTGAGCAGCGGTGACAAAATCACCATCATCACCGTAGAGAACCAAGCCCTGAAGACAATCGGTGGCCTCATGTTTGAGGATGAATACACCGACGCTCAAGGCTTCATCCGCTACGCCAAGCTCTCCATCCAGGAAGATGAAATCCCTCAATCCAAGGTCGCCAACCTGGCTGGCTCTCTTGGCAACAAAGCAAACATTGTTGCACAATCCAACTCCCCAACCTCGCCGTTGACCAAAGACTTGTGGCTGGACATCTCTCGCGTCCCTGCCATTTTGAAGTTCTACGACGGCACGCAGTGGCTTGAAACATCGCCTGAGTCTTCCCTCCCGACATTCATCCAGTCCAACGCTGGGCAGTATGTGCGCGTGAACGGGACTGGCACCGCGCTTGAGTATGGCGACATCGACTTTTCGTCCCTTGTCCCTAAGACCTACATGGGTGCGGCAAACGGCGTGGCCACCCTCGATACGGCTGGCAAGCTGCCGATCAACCAGCTTCCCGAAACCTTCTCCACGACCACAATACCGTTCTTGTCGGTCTGGGAAGACAGCCAAGCTGTGATTGGGAACAAGACCTACTTTGTAAGTCGTATCTATA